ATCGCAACGTAGCGCTGGTCGCCGACCACGAGCGGCAGGTGGACTTGCAGCGGCAGGTCCACCGGGGCGTCGAGGTCATAGATCCGATCGTTGCGGAAGTAGCGGCCCTCGTTGACCCGCACTGTTGTCCCGGTCGGGGTCGAGATCGTGAACGCCGCCCAGTGGCTCGGGTAGCCGATGGCGCCGCCCACAATGTTGTCGTGGCCCTCGCGGGCTGCGTCGCCGATGGCATCGAAGTCGGCGGGTTCCGCGACCTCGGCCTCTGCAAATCGGATCACCTTGCTCATGGATCGCCCTACAATTTGATGCGTGTGAGATAGCCCCCGAGGCGCTGTGAGCCGTCGAGGGAAATTCCGTCGGATAGGCGGATCATCCGCTTGTGCGCGTAGTCGACCCGGTACTCAGTTTCCGGCGCCTTGGCGGTGCGAAGAGCGACGAGGCCACGGCGTAGCCGCTCGCGCGAATGAGTCTTGAGGCGGTCGACGCTACAGGTTGAGCGGCCGAGCACGAACGAGCGCGGCGGCCGCAGCGTCTCAATGCGGACGAGATAGCGTGCGACCCAGGGTGCGTGGCCGATCGGGGTGCGGCCGACCTTTCCGCGCCCCATGACGAAGCGGGCCGGATAGGCGATCGCGTCGACCAACGTCCCGTCGACATAATGCAAGAACCTGATGCTGCCCTGGCGCGTGCCCTTGAGCCACGCGATTGTCGGCGCCTCGGCGGTCATCTCCCGCTTGCGTGCGTCGGACCAGTCATCGAACCAAAGATCTACAGACTCGTGGCCGGCCAGGAACGGCAGGAAGTTGTCCGGCGTCTGGGGCGGGCTCACGACTGCCCGTATCTCAACGGGAACCTTATAGCTCACCGCCGCCGCCATCGACCGCTCGAACAGCGTGCTGTGCGGCGGCAGCAATTCGGCCACGCTGTTGCGCGACACCCGGACGGACGCGCGCGCGGCAAGCGTGCCCGTTGCCAGCAGGGACGTCGACCCGCTGCTGATGCGGACCGCGCTCGCCGTCAACGTGCCGGCGCCGCCGAGAACGACGGCGGTCGGCATCGTCATCTGCTCGTTCGCGGTGAGCGAGCCGGCACCCGCCATCATCGCGGCGTAGACGTCGGCGTTGGCCTCGACGGTTCCGGTGCCCGTCAGAGACCCCTCGGCCGGGATCGTGAGGCGCGGGATAGGTGCAATGCTGCCGCGCCCGAACAGATAGGCCGAGCCGGTCAGGGTGGTCATGCTCGCACCTCAGTCGCGATCGTGATGCCTGACATGATCGGGATCGTGTATGGCGACGGCGCGATGTCGCCAGACGGGGCGAGGCGCGTGACCTTGATGACGCCCGCGCCGTAGGCTGCGCCGGCAATGGCTTCTGCCGGCACTTCGCCGCCAATTGTCAGACGCTCGGCGGCTGCCGCCATAACACGGGCCTCGGCCTCCGCTCGGACGGCGGATGGATCGGGACCGCGCGCCACGTCAAGGCGCAGGCTCACATCGTAGAGCAGCCGCGTCGCCGCAACGACAGTGACAGCGGTTGCCTCTGGCTTGACGTGCGCTGCCGTGACAGCGTCGCGGACAAGCGTCATCTCGGCCGTTGACGGCGTCATGCCACCAGGGCCAGTGATTACGACGTCAACGTCGCCGCGCCGTCCATGAATTGATCTGCCGATCACCGCTGCGTGATGCAGATCTGGCCAGGCCGTGTAAGCCTCGTAGAGGTAACGGTCGGCGCTGCCCGCAGACGGCGCGTCAAACGCCAAGAGGTAGCGCAGGCGCAACCGTTCGTCGCTCTCGCCGTCGAGGCGCACGATGTTGACGCGCGCCGCGACGTTGTCGAGGTCGGCGCCGCTGGACAGTGGGGCCAGGACGGCTCTTGCGGCGTCATTGACGCGGGCTCGCAGGCCCAATTCGCGGTAGGCGAAGGCCTCGATGAGCTTGCGAGCGGGCTCGCTCTCAAGGTCGATAACGCCAGCGATCAGCGGGAAGCGCGCCACAAGATCGTCGCGCGTGTCCTTGACGATCGCTTCAAAGTCCAGCGTCTCGATGATGTCGGGCGGTGGCAGGCGCGTCAGATCGATCGCGGTGAAGATGGTCATGCGCCGATCCTCTCGTTGATGAGGATGCCGTCGGGGTTCGCGTAGGCGTCGAGCCGCCGGGCACCTGCTGCCGTGAAGTCGCCGTACATCGCGCGCGGCCGGTACTCACCATCAAGGTAGACGTGCAACTGCCCGTCTCGGGTGACCTTGACGACCGTGATCTGGGTGACGCGGAAGCGCGGTTCCCATTGCTCGATCGCCGAGGTGATGGCGGCGAAGTAGGGGACGACCTCTTGTGGCGTGATCAGACGGCCGAGGAGGTTGGGTACGAACGAACCGTACCATTCCCGCATGATGCGCGTGCCGAACTGCGTATCGAAGATGTCGCGCAGGGACTGGATGACATGCGGCCATCCGGTCTTGATGCTCCCGGTCTCGGCGTCGAAGCCGACCGACGGATCGGTGAGATCGACGCTCATGGCCGCCCCTCTTTACTCTGCCTTGGACTTGCCGCGCCGCCGCTTCTTGGCGTGCTGTTCATCGTCCTGATCGTCTGCCGGCTCTAAAACTGGTGTTGGCTCTTCAGCCACGGGCGCGGGCTCGACGACCGGTGCCGGCGCCGGTGCCGCCTGCTCTTGGGTGGCGCCGGGCGCGGGCTTGAGCGTGCCAAGGCGCACCTCGTGGGCGGCCGCACGCTCTGTGAGGTCAAGCGCGGTGCCGACGCCTGTGTTCGTGTGGCCGGCGACGAACCGTCCGGCCCGCTCAGTGATGATGTAGCGAGGCATGCTGCCCTCCTATGATTTGTGCGGTCGAAGCCTAGGCCTCTTCGGGGAAGACCTGCGGGCCAATCACCAAAGAGGCGGTGACGTTGGCGTCGATCGAAGCGGCTGTGCTTCCGGCGAGCGAGAGCGCCTGGTTGTGCAGGGCCACGTCGTTTACCGTCAGCGCGACGCCGTCGACGTAGATCTCGGCGCCAAGGTAGCCGCCCGCGCCGTCCTCGTGGCCGATGTAGGCGATGTTGAGCGGCGCCAGCGCGCCGACACCCACACGCACGACAGGGCTCGACAGAGCGATCGTGACGTCCTCGCGCGGGATCATCGTCATCAATCCCACCTCGTCCACGCTCATCTCCGAGCGTGTCGACCGGGCGTATCCGATGACGGACCAGGCGGCATCAGGGGCGGCGATCGACGTTTTCAGGGCGGCGACGAGAGCGGGCGAGGCGGCTGGCATGATGTCAATCCGTGATGCACTTGGCGGCGCCAGTGATGATGATCGCGCCGCAGCTCGTGACAGACGTGATGCGGCAGTTGCGTCGTCCGTTCACAATTGTCTTCGGCGAGCCCGAGACGACCACTTGGGGGCCGTGCAGCGGGCAACGGTAGATGTCGCCGATGCGGCTTGTGGGCTTGCCCTCGTCGGTGACGTTGTGCGAGCCGGTAATGAGCATGGGGCCGTGGCTGCCAATGTCGGTGATGCGGCTGTCTCTTGGCATGTCATCTCAGCAGTTGATGTAGACCGTGCCCGACGTGTTGATCTTTATGATGCTGTCGGTTTGGTGCACGCGAGTGCCGCCGACCTTGGTCTCGACCAGCTTCTCTTTGATCGTGCCTTTGACCTGCCCGAACGTGAGGACGTGCTCGTCACCGTTCTGCGATGGCGACGGGTTCTGGTTGGACCAGGTCAGCGGCATGGCGACGGCCTGCTGCCAGTCGCCGGTCGGCGAGAGCAGCGTGAACTGCTGCCCTTTCGACGGCGGCGTGTGAACCTTCAGGGCGCCGGCGATCTGCGCATAGGGTATCCACGGCGACAGGAAGGGCTTTCCGTCATCGCTCTCGCCGAAGTTCAGGCGAACGATCTGTTTGGCCGGGTCGACTTCTTCAACCGTGCCGTGGCGCATGGTGCCAGAGAAGCGGCGCTCGAGCTCGGCGACGCGAGACGCAAGCTCGACAAGTTCATGGATTGCCATCTGTCTGCCCCGTCTGTCCGATCTCGATATCGATCAGCGTGCCGTCGCCCAGAGCTGCCCCGACGTCCTCGTTGGTGTGCGTG